AAGTGGACACCTCGGCCGGCAACTACGCCGAAACCCCTCCCGTCGCGGGGGTGGCAACCTCCGGCCAGACCGGGCAATGCAAAGAAATCACCTACGTGAAGACGCCGGCGGGAGAATTTGTGTGGTCGGCATTTACTGCAGCGCCTTCAGCGTGATCGAACGATGGCGATACGACAAGCAAAGTGGCCGCGTGCTGGTCAGCCGCAAAGTTCAGTACACGGATGGAACCGTGCAGCAAATCGGCGAGGAGTTGACTGCGTTCCCAGAACTTCCATTCGTAGAGATGCGAAACTCAATTGACCTCACTCCGGCCTTCCCCCCGGCGCTCCTCCCGTAAACCAGTTGAAGTCTCCCCGTGTTCCCGTCTTCGCTCCCGCCTGCGGCATCCCGGAATCGCGCGTCGACATGCGCGGAGATTTCGCGTTATTGCCAAACACCGCCGCCCGTGCCAGCAGCGCCTTGCGGCCGAGCATCGGATTCGCTTCCCGGTTCGATCCCGGAATCAACATCTCGGCCAGCGTGAACTTGAGCGCCGCCCGATACGCCGGAGGCAGCGTTCCCGGTCCGCCTGGTCCGCCGATGGGATCCTGGATGGAGACGAACTGCGAGACCGTCTGCCAGAACTGCAAACGCAGTTGCGCCTGCGCGTTGGGAACGGGCCACAAATAGAGCGAACCGTCCGGGGACGTCGGATCGTAGAACACATCGGTCACGACATTGGTCTGAATTTCCTTGGTCTGCTGCGCCGCCCACCAGTTGTGATCGCGGACTTTGATCAGCAGATCGACTCGCGTGCCGGTCGAGTTAAGGATCTGCGCCGCGGATTCGAGTCGCACCGGCCGCGGTTGGTTGCCGGTCGAGAATGTCGCCACTCCGCTCGGCCCGATGGTCTGCGGATTCGGCTGCGCCAGCATGTTGAAGATCACGAACTGGTAGGAGTAGACATAGCGCTCGAGCGCCTGCCACATGTCGACCAGGTCGTTGAACTGGCGGAATCCCCACTGCGCTTCCTCCGGAGACGGATTTTCTCCGGGCGGACAGGCCCCGATCTCGATGAAGGCATCGGTGACGAGATCGAGCAGCGTGTAGGCGAGCGGTGCCGGCGGATTCACTGGAGGGGCGATGGGCATGGGGTTAAACTCTGGAGATGGCGACGAAACTCTTAGTCAGAACGCCGAGCGTTTGTTGTCCCACCTGCAAAATGGAGCTGATGAAACTCACTTCTGCAGATGACCGCGTGCTGTTTCAACATCCTGATGCTGACGTGGTTCATGGCTGCTCGAAGCGGTCGAAGATCTTCGCGATCCAACCGCTGACCGTTGAGGCGGAAGAACTCTAACCTTCTTCGTCGGCGGCGAGGATTTCTGCGTCCGACAAAATCGGCTCCGGAGCGGGCGGTTTCGTCGGCGCCACGTTTCCGCTGCGCGTGATCTTCGAGTAGTCGCGATCGAGCGCGGGCTCCAGTTTGAAACCCTTTTTCAGCGCGGCCTTCTGCTCCCGCTCGTCTTTCACTTCCAACACACGCCCAGTTTCATGGTCGTAGACGTGTTTGGGGAATTCCTGGTGCACATAACGCTGCTTGGGCGGGTTGTTGATGTCGACGACATTGTTCCCGGCCTGGAAGTCGACGGCGAACGAGTTGGGGACGGGATGAGTTCCTTGCATCGGTGGTTCCTCCTGGATGGCGATGGATTCGAGGGCTTGGTGCTCTTTCAGTAATCGTTCACGCTCGGCGGTTTCGCGGGGCACGCCTTCAAGATCGAAGGCGAGAGGCCAGCGGTCACGCACTTTGCGGTTCGATTCGTTGAGGGGCACGACTAAATTGCGAAGATCGGGAAAAACAGGGCGGAGCCAGCCAGCTTCGACCAGCTCCGCCACGTTTCTAGTAGAACGCGAAGTACGGCCCTTGCGCCGTGGTGTAGGCAACGGAAGGGGTGATGGTGGCCGGGATCGTGCCGAACGTCTGCCCGGTGTAGATCTGGGTCAGAAGTCCGGCGTTGCCGTCTGCGGTCACAACCAGGTTGAGCGTGTCCGTGCTGTTCGCGGCCTGCGAGCACCCAAAGTAGCGCGACGGCCCCACCGCATAAAACTGCGCGGTGAAGTTGTAGCTCTGGTAGGTGCTGGCGTTGGCCGTAAGCGCGCCCGCCGTGGCGCTGTTGGCCAGCAAAATTCCGCTGGCATCGTAGAGCGCTACGAGGCGGTTGCCGTTGCCGACCGCCGTCCCGTTCAGAACTCGAAGTCCCGTCAACAGTTTGTTGGCCGGAAGATCGATTTCCGAGCAATACATGCTGGTGTTGGTGGTGGCCGTGGACGTGCCCACGCCGGTCAGCACGCCTCCGCCCGAAGGCGGCGAGTAGATGACGGCCGGAGACAGGACGTTGTTGACCCCATTCACCCAGACCCCGCCCTGGCAGTCTGAAATGATGTTGTTATCCAGGTCGATGAAGGGCAGGATCGCCCCGGTGCGCGAACAAACGCCCGCCGGATAGCCGACGGGATTGGCGAACTGGTACGAGTTCCCAGTTCCGACCCAGACCAGTCCTCCACTGGCATGCTTCACGGCACGCGAGGTGGGTTCACCTCGGGCGACGGAAACCGTGGTGCCGTTGACGGAGTTCACGGTCATGGCTTCCCCGTCGGCGAAAAGCACCGTACCGGGGTTCACGTTGGTCGGCGCGGTCACACCGGTCGCCGAGGTCAGCCGGATGCTTTGCTGCGACGTCGAACTGACGGCCGCCGCAAAGGTGGTGAAGATGGGGGATACGGGTGGGGACTGTTGGCCGAAGGCGGGCGCATCGATAACGATGACCAGCCCGAGAGCCAGGACGAGAGAGAGAACAGTGAGTGTCTTTTTCATGGTTTTGGATTCCCGTCGATATAAGAAAATTGTTATATCGAGTTGGGAAATTCTCCTTTTCCTAGGCTCCCAACAGCGCGACCGCGCAGTTGTCCTGGTACAGGTTCCCGAATCCACACACGGTGTCGAAACGGTGAATCTGCAGCGAGTGCACCGCGTCCCAGGCCTTGACGAAGCGCACCGGGATGCCGGTCTGTTTGTCTTCCGCCTGCGAACGGGCTTCGACCGCCTTCGGCAGATAGAAGCGCATGCCGACGATGGCGAAGGCCTGCGTCGAGAGCGCCAGGCCCACGGTTCCAGTGGCTCCGTTGGGGTTGGCCGTGCCAGGGAAGAGTGTCAACGCCGCGACGTTGGCGGGCGAGGAATCGACGTTCTGGTACTGGCTGGGGTTGCCGCCCACCGGGGGAAACAGCGCGGGCAGGATGGTCACCACATCGGCAGCGTTACCGGCGCCGAGCCCGACAAAGGCTTGAGTGACGGTGAAGGTCTGCGGAGTGGGAGGACCAGGGATGCGGCGCGAACGTGGGTTGACCAGGTTCACTCCGGCGATGGAGAACTTGTCGCCCTGGTTCAAGGTATCGCCCGCGGTGCAGTTGATGGCCAGCGAGGTTCCGCTCTGCCCGGCGCCGTTGACGGTGACCGCTCCGGCCCAGGTTCCGGCGGTGTGGGAGTAAAGGTTCTGCTCTTCGAAGACGTCGAAGGTTTTCAGTTTCCCCATCGAGCCTTCTTTGAACGCCTGGGTGATCGCATCCGCCGGCTGGAACAAGCTGGTGACCGGCGTGTTGATCGAGTTGTTCTGCATGGAAGACGAAATCAGTGCACAACGCTTGCGAGCCAGCGCGGCGCCCGCTTTTTGCAGCAACCGAGCCCGCGCCTGATCGAGGTACACGATCGAGGTGGGATCGACGCCCAGCGTGCCCACGATCTGTGAAATGTTGTTCTTCGCAAACAATGCGGCGCGCGAGTCGATCTCGTTGGCCAGCTGCACGCCGGCGGGTTCGAGATACTGCTCACGGATTTCTTCCTCGGAACGCTCCGCCTTGACTGCGGCTTCGTAATCGTCCCACTGGAAGTCGATGCCGAAGGGCTGGTCCAGATTGACCGTGGTCGAAATCCGGTTGATGCCCTGGGGGTTGTATCCGAGACCGTCCCGGATGGTGAACTGTTGCGGGAACTTGACCTGAATCGACGTGCCGACGGCGAACGTCTTTTCGTAGTCCTTTTCCCACTCGGAATTGAAATATTCCGCAATCTTCAAAGCGTTCTTGAGGTTGCGGAGCACCTCCATCGAGATCCAGGAGGTGTTTAGAAATTGGTTGGCCATGGGCGTTTATTTCCTCTGGAGTTTGGCGAGCACGCGCGCGTTCTGTTCGCGCATATAGGTCTCGAAATCTCCTTTTTCGGCGGCGTCCTCGACCGCATCCTTGTTCACGGTTCCTTTGCCGGAAACCTGGTGCGGGGGGCGAGGGGCCTGCGTGACGGGGCGTGCAGAGGAAGAAGAAGCAGCAGTGCGGGCAGCGGAGTCCGCTTGCGAGGTTCCGGAAGAAGAAGCCTTCTCCGGCAGCGCGTTCTCGATCTTCGCCAGTTCGCGAAGCTGCCGCACGGGATTCAGCAGATACTTCCCTTGAGCGTCCCGCGCGAAGATGTGCTGGTGCTGCTCAAAGTTTTTGCCGATCTCGTACATCACTTCGTGGCCGCGATCGCAATCCAGGAAGAAGCCGTCGATGGGGGAGCCTTTGGTGTAGAAGAAAATCTCCCGACCGTGCTCGTCTTTCTGGGCGAGCGCCGTTTTGATGGTGTCGTCGTAGTCGGCGTGGATCTTCCGCACTTCGGCGACGCGCTCGGTCACGGTCTGGTTGATGATCTGCTCGGCTTCGGTCTGCTGGCGCTCCTGGGCCGATTTCTCCGACGTCTGCTGAAACTCCCGGATGGCTTCCTGCCGGTTCCAAGCGTCCTTCGCTTCCTCGTAGTCGGCGTAGGACTTGTATTTCGGCTGGTTGGTCTTCGGGTCGACGTCGTCGATCTTCGGCTTGGCTGTGGCTGAAGTCTTCGCGTCCGCTGCAGGTTGCGAGCCCTGCTGAGTTTCACGCTGTTGCGCGGATTGTGAACCTTCGGCTCGGCCTTCGGAGCGTGCGAGTTTTTCGCGGAGCTCGCGATTCTCACGGCTCAGTTTGGCCCAGCGGCTTTCGCTGGTTCCGGCGGTCTTTCTGCGCTGCTCTTCCTGCTGTTGCTGTCGTTCTTCTTGTTGCCTCTGCGTGTCTGCGGCTTCCGAGGCCGCGGCGGTTTCGGAGGCAGCTGCCGATGCTGCATCTTTCTCTGACGGCGTTTTTCGTTCCTGTTCGCGCTCTTCGCGGATCCCGGCGGGAATATGTTCGCCATCGTCTGCGAGCTGCGTCCCGGCAACTTCCAACTCATTCGGCATTTCGCCGCTGAGCCGGTAATTCTTGTCGCTGGGTAGGAAGCGTGAACTGGGTTCTCTTTCATTCGAACGATCGGACGCTGCCGGGGGGTGGGGAATGACGCGGCGTGT